GTCCTCCCATAGTCCTGCTCTGCCCTGCCATATCATCATTTGTTTCAGAGAGGCTTCATATTCTCTCAGTTGTTCTGCCGCTTGGAAGGCTTGCATATCGGACTTGTATCCATGCTCGTGTGCCTTCTTCTGTAACTCTGCCTTGAGTCCAAAGTAGTCTGCTAATGCATCCCCGGCTTCATAGAGTTGTTTACCGTTTGCGATAGCTTCCTTGATAACACCAAAGGCGGCATTAGCGGCGGCAAGCTCAGCTATCATCCGGAGGTTTCCTTCCTAGAAGCCCCTGTATTGTTTTTGTTTCATAAATGCGTAACGCTGTCCACACGATTGTAAATAAGGCCGCAAGAGGCGGCAACACATCCCCGATTGTTCCTATCACAGTGACCACACTTAAACCATCAATGAGAGTCTTGGTGCTTTCTGTTGCCATATGCATTGCCATCTTGTTTCCTTATGGCTTTGTCGGCCAGTCGTCTTCTGCAAGATCTGGAAAGTTCTCGTGTGCTGTAATATCACGCAGTGCTTGGCGGTAGGTTGCCCATGCCGCTTTATCTACTGTTGCATCTGCAATCTGAGTCCAGTCTGTCTCAGTTAGCATATTGTTGCGAATGCCTCTGACAGACTCTGCTTGTTGAGCAGGTAAAGCCGCAAGAGCTTCTTCAGCCATACGATTAACTTCAGCAACTTCTGCTTCAGTCATTTCTACACGCACACCATCTTTAATTTTAAACATTACTATAATCTCCGATTAAGATACTTTTGGATAATAAATGGCAAAGATTTGCCCTTCTTGAAATGTGTAACTTGTGTTATGCCACGTAAATTTAATACCATCAAACCCAGATGAGTCACCATCACTGTAGCCGTATACCTCATTTAAGCCATGTTGATAATTGTATGTACTATTATTGAGATAATTTTGAACGTAGCCGTTTAGCCCCCCTCCAGTGTTATTTCCTTGAGGATTAAAATTAATGGTTAAATCAAAATTTAAATGACTCCAGTCTCTTGCTCCGGGGTTAAATCCGTTAGCATAACTAAGTAAAGTCCATCTATCCGATTGGTTATAAATCCGTCTATACCCACTGCCGTTATCATATGTTTCTATATTTTCAGTGTAGTATGTGCCAGATTTATTGGCTTCATTTTCTTGAGGATAAATAATAAGATATTGTCCACTGGATGATTGATCGTTTCTAAGGCCACTACCAATAAAGCGCACATGGCTTAACTCCGTTGTAGAACTAAATGCAGTAGAAGGAACATTAAAAATAACCTCAGTAGCACCTGCTTGCGTTGCGCCGTCATACACTGTTGTCACTACAAAAGCGTCTGCATCTACTTTAGCAAGGTTACCGGATGCGTCTACTCCAACTTTACCATCCGTAAAAGAGTTGGGGAGACTTAAAACGTCAGACCCTACTCCAGTTTTCTGTAATTCATTAACTGTAACTGTTGACATATTAAGCCTCATACACCTTATTGATAAATAGCAATGAGTCACCACTAAAGCTAGTTGATCCTCCTACCCAAGATAAACGCAAAGTTGTAATTGCCCCGCTTGCTTTTGCTGATGAAGTTGTCTTGTGTCCTGCTGACTGTGCGTTAGTAGTGTTTTGCGCTGTCATTTCAGTGTGCGCTCTAACTGTAACTGTACTCAAGTCTTGACCTAATTCAATTCTAGACCGTATAGTTGCAGGGGCATCGTTTGTGGACAAAAGTGTTGTAGTTGCGTTCAAAAACACTAAATAATCAAAAGCAGTTGAGTATTCATTTCCGGTCTGTGCATCGCTTGTTGTAGTATTTGTCCCTGCCCATGTACGTGTTGTATAAGCTCCACTACCCGCAGTTGTTATATTTGTGTCTATGCCATCTAAGAAAGTTCCGTACAGACTTGAATTTTGCGTAGTATCTGCTTTACCTACTGTACCCTGCAATTCTATGTACCGTAATTTTTTACCACCCACATCAGTTACATCAATATCAATAGCAGACACAGTACCATCCCGACCATCATATAAAATTTCAAAATCTGGTGATACCGTAGTGTTTGTAAGAACGCCAGATACTACTTTTACGGGTTGAGTAGTAGCCGGTGCGGTTGACGGAAGTGTGAATGCAGACCCGCCGGGTTTTTGTAATTGATCTACAATTAGTTTACTCATAATGTAATCTCCTGAATACTAATTTTACCGGCAGTCCAAGTGTCTGTGCTTTGCCCTAAATTTGCTGTAAACTGTAAAATGGTGGGTTTATCAGAGTCGTCAAAATAATAATTAGGTTTATTACTATCGTTAAAAGCAGAATACGTTGCATTAAATCCACTTATATGGCGACCATCTGTGTATGGAGAAGTAGGACTTGAGCTTTTATTTTGTCTCCACTGCCCTCTTGTAACTACAGTTCCTGCTTTGTTTTTTGATACATTCGGAGCAAAATAAAAATTAGTTTCAGCAGACCATGCCTCATCAAGATCGTTTACGCCTACACCCGCAGGGGAAACAGTGGTATTTGCATACCAAGATAACAGAAATGCATAATTAGCACTGGTTGTAGTATTGTTGTAAGTACTACTTACATTATATCTAGTTAGTTGAGTAACTATATTATTGTTAGATGAAGTTGTAGAGGAATCAGCTTTATATACAACAGCGGGCCGTACATAATCTACAGATTGCGTAGTTATACGTATCCCGTCAAATCTAACAAGAACTGCTTTTAGGTCTGCCCAATCATTTTCTAGTGTGTATTCAATAAAAGCCACAGCACTGTCTACATCGCTGTCCCAGACAGTCTTCATAGGCGATTGTTTTAAATCTTTAAAAGATAAGACGTTGTTTGTAGATTCTAAAAACTGGCCTTCAGTATATGTAGAAGGAAGAGTAATTTCCGACCCAGTAGTTGTTTTTACTTTATCTGCGATTAGCTTACTCATGCGTCAGAGTCCTCTATTAAAATCAATCCGTTTATATACATACTGTATGGGTTGGCGTTACTAAAATCTATTTTAAAAGCATCGCCAGAATTTAAATATATTTCGCCGGGGAAAACATAAGTGTTAGCAACTGACGTTGGATTAGAGTAGGCATCGCCAAAACTATTTTGGTAAAGCCCATAATTAGTATTTGTAGCATCCCCGTAATGAATCCTTTTTTCTGCTGTCATCGGAAAAATTGTGTATCCATTTGCATTGCTTGTTGTAGGGGCAGATAGATGTCCAAATGATCTCCTATAACTACTCCCCGCAGGAACAATGTACATTTCGCAGTCTAAAACATAGTTGTTTGTTCCCGCAGATGATCTTTGCGTGTTGATGTAATTAAACTCAATTCTAGCGATCTTACCTGCGGGACACGTGAATACTGTTTCTGTTTGAAGACTGCTTGTCCAATCTGCTGTTGTATAAGATAAAACTTGTTTCTGTGTAGCCATTATGCTGATTCTCCAAATGCTTCAAACACTGAAGCGTTATCAATAAGTAAATTAACATCTGCGGTTGTCAATGTGCTACCACCTGCAACAGAGTCAAACCCTTCTAATGTTCCAGTGACAGTGATAGTAATACCATCTAACAACGTCAGTGAATCTTGGAATATGTGATTGCCAGAGATCGTTTGCGTTTCTTCTAAAAACTCACCAAAGCTGTCAATACTTGTTGATTCTAGGACAGTCATTGTGGCATCTGAAGCAAGCTGATAAGTGCCTGTAATTTCAAAGTCAGATGGGATGATCTGTTGCTTTTTATACTTTCCAATAATTTGAGATGTCTTGGTTGTATCGACAGTCCAGTAATCTAAATTAGTAGTACGTTCTGTTTCACTGCTAATGTTTGTTAATTGTGATCCGTCAACTGCAGGTAGTTTTGCAGTGCCGTCCAGTTGAACTAGTTTGTTTGCAGTTGTTCCTACATCAGATGCGGTAAAGTATCCTGCATCATTTGTAAGTAACGAAACATTGTCGCCACTAAACAAAGCACCATTAACATCAAATGCCGCTTGATTCCATGCAGAACCATCGTACACATAGAGCGTATCATTCGTAGAGTTAAAGTAAATTTGACCTGTAACAAGACTTGTGGTAGGTTCAGTAGCAAGCTCACCACGGTAGACAGAGTTAAATGAATCTAGAGCCGCCTGCGCCGCTACCGCATTAGTGTCTGCGTTTTGAATATCGGTAAGGTTGGCAGTTACATTTGCAAGATCTGTCGTAACTCCTGCAACTGTGTTTACATTAGCAATGTTTGTAGAGACTGTATTAACATTTGCAATGTTTGTAGTAACTGTATTAATGTCTGCAATGTTTGTCGCAACGGTAGTTACATTAGCGTTATTCGTTGCAACTGTTGTAATGTTAGTATCAATACCTGCGACAGTATTAACATTTGAAATATTTGTAGAAACTGTGCCAATAGTATCAGCACCATTTAAATCTGTAGCAATTGTATTAATGTTAGCTGTATCACTCGCTACAGTCGTAACATCAGTAGAGATTCCTGCAACGGTTGTTACATTTGTAGCAATGTCTTCAACAGCAGAGATGTCGGAACGAATAGCATAAAGACCGCTAATCTCTGTTTGCAAATCACTGAGAGCAGAAATTTCAGTTTCAAGGGTAACAATAATAGCCGCATCTTGTGCCGCCGCTTGTACTTCATTACGTGCGCTAACTGCAGTATTCTTTGCTTCTATGGCCGCATCTTTAGCTTGAACAGCAATGTTAGCCTGTTCGGTTACATCAGTAAGAAGAGCATCGCCACCTGCACCACCAAGACCTCGATAGATACTCATTAACTTCTCCAGTGTAGAATTAAGACAAGGGAGCCACTAAGGACTCCCTCGATAGACTCTGTTTAGACTACAACAGAGATAGCGTTTTCAGGACGCAAGACCTTAGTGCCGTACAGAGTATCAGCAGTGAACAGGTTCGCAAGGAACTCCTGCTTGTACTGAGTCTGTGAACGAACAGCCATCTGCTCTGCAAGAACGAAAGCGTCCTTGTGCATCAAAGTCATGGCAGTACCGTCAACGTTAGTACCGTTAACAACAGGGCAGTTAGAAGTAACGTATACATCTACACCGTAGAGTGAACCAATCTGACCATTATTTACGCCACGCCCATCTACAAAGTCAGATGAGTTGTAACGATCCACACCCATAATAACATTACGGATTGAAGGAGGAACGATCAATACACGATTGTCCATAGGTACATCTTGGTCATCAAGCAATTGAATCAAGTTACGGAAACCTGTATCAAAAATACCTGCGGCTGTGATGTTACCCAAAGCAGTAGTATCGTCATAGTCAATCAACGCACCTGCGGCTGTAAACTGGCGAGCAGATTGAGTCCAATCAGCACCGTCTGCAGTACCTGCGGCGTTAGAAATGTTGAGAAGCTCTGCGAACAAATCAGTGTCAACTTGCTTAGCAAGCGCATAACCGGCGTCATCAGTGTAGAAACGGCGGAGTGAATCCAACGCTTGTACTTCAGTGATGTCTTCGATTAAACGAGAGTATTCGTAGTGCTTGTCTACTGTGACAACAACTTCGTTGTTTGCAGTCTGCTGAATAGTTACAGTATCTGCCGCCGCTTTAAGAGCCGCAGTGCCACGATCAGGCTTAGGAATATGAAGAGTGTCACCCTTCTTACCTGTCATAGGCATTTTGTTAATCAGATTTGCAAGAACCAAGTTTTGCTTATACGCGGCTATAATCTCATCGGACCATAGTTCAGGAATAAACTTGTCAGCATTAAGTTTAGTAACGGTGTTACCGGTGGTAGGGGTTAAGTTAGCCATTGTAAATGTCTCCTATAATAGCTATTTTACTCGACCCTCAGCGTAGGCTTGTCGGATTTCCGGGGCAAGCTCTTGATACCTGTTAGGGTCTGTTTGCATAAGTTTAATAATATCAGCACGACGATAGACCTTACGGCTTGATCTCTCTGATGACCCCTTTGCGTTTCCAGTAGAAGCGGCTTTAAGTTGGCGTTTACGATCAGCCTCTTGCATCTCGCTTGTTTCTTTTACAATGTTTTGACGTTCTTTCCACGTAGTGAGAAGTTCATCAGCGGCATCATAATCAAACAATTGATCTGCACGTTGAAACAGTTCAGTACGAACTTTAGATTTGGTTATCCACTCTGCAAACTTAGTATCCTGAATCACTGTTGCAAAATCAGGATGAGCTACTTGCAAGCGTGCTAACGCATCTTGTTGTTTCATTGATGCTGAGAGTTGTTCTGCTTCCTTAATCTTAGGATGTTTAGCAACTGCTCGTTCAATCGCCTTCTCAGGGTTTTCAAAGAAATCAATTTCTTCGTCTTCTTCTTGTGGGCGTTTGGCTTCTTCTAGTTTAGTCTTTACGAACTCGTCAACTACTTTACGTAATTCACCTACTTCAGAACTTTGTCGGCCTAAAAGTTTTTCAGCTTCCTGATGCATCTGAACAATATCTTGAATAGACTTGCCCTGATACTTCTCTGGAACTTCTTCTCTTTCTTCCGCCTCCTGAATTTCTTCAGGTTCTGCAGGTTGCTCCTCTGGAGCCTGCTCTTCGTCTTCTAGTGGGATAAACTCTTCGTCTTCGTTTAACTCTTCGGGACTAGGTTGAATAAATTGTGCCATATTTTTAAACTCCGTGGCAAATCGCCATTATGGATATGTTATCTATTAGCGGCTCTCTCGTGATCCTTAGCCCACCTATCGTCTTTATCAGGCCAACCGTGACCTACGAAATGTGTTCGGACTGGAGAAATTATCCGCTGTGATGTTTCACCGCAATCGCGGCAAGTCATGAAGTTGTCATTGGCATTACACCAATGTTCTTCAATCTGGTTGCACTCAGTGCATTTAAAGTCGTAACGCCGAATCATTACTCAGCCTCACGTTCTTTAATTAAATCGTAACTTAGTCGCACGCCGCCTTCAAACTGTGTGATTCTTTTGAGGGCAGAACGTTCGCCTTTAATATAGTGGAGTTGACTTTCGTCTCTGATGTCTTCAATACGTTGACCATCAATAATTTCTTGAATTTCAGATATAAATTCTTGCCAACCATCGGTAACAAATAAATCAAAATAGTTATCGTAATACTTTTCTTCTGCAGGACTCAAAGAGTTTCTCCTTATGTATGCAAATATTATACCACAAAATTACTCATTTGTCAAGTCTTTTCTTGACTTCTTGCTTTAGGTGTGGTTTTATTTGCAGTCCCCTGCTCTAAAGTTTTAATCCTATCATCGAGTTTTTTCAAGATACTATTTACTTGTTCAATAATTTCTTGGAACTCTTTCTTAGTTACTACCATCAAATTGCCTCATTTGTTTCTCTACAATTTCTTCTTTGCTAGCGATCTCTCGCTCTTTAAGCACTAGCTCAGCTAACTTTGCTCTGCGCTCAAATTCTTTATCCCCTTGATCATCTGCTCCTGCTTTAATCTGAACAGCAATACGACGAGTCTCAGCATCAAGCGGAAGCATTTGAGTTTCAACTTCATTCTGTTTAACTCGCGTCATAATCTCTGATGTCTGAGCTTGAATGTTCTTAAGGGTCTCTTGCTTCTGAGCCATATCCATTTGCATAAGCATTTGCTGTTGCTCTTGCACTTGTGGGTTAGGTTGATTTGCTTGACGTAAACCTTCAATGATTTGCTCACGGTTTGCAAGGTTCATATTATCCACAATAGACTCAATCAACATTGGGTACATAGGAGACTCAGGCGACATTGTTTGTAACAACTGAACCAACTGAGTGACCTCGTACTCACGAGCAATAATACCAAGAGAACTACTTGCAACAAACTTAAAGTCTTTTACAGGATACAACTCAGGGTTAAACTGCATATATCGATGCGCGGCTTTCTGAACAAACGGAAGTAGGAATGAATCTTGGAAATTAATCAATGTACGCTTGTGACGCTTAATGATAGCACCAAGGGACATTGAAATGCCTGCGGCTGTTGCGTCTCCATTGATAGATCCTGGAATTCCTGCGGCATCAATTGCACCTGTTGCCATCTGAACCATCTGCTGTAGTGACGCAGATTGATTAAAGGTATTAGGATCTAACCGCCCAAAGTTAAATGGCTGTAAGATCTCAGCAGGGTTGCCGTTAGTCAAGATAGCTTTACCCGGACGCACTTCCATCTTAGCACCACGAGGCATACGAGAAGCGTCCACAGCCATCATTGGATGTACAGTTAATGCCAAGGCATCAATACGTGCGCGTAGTTCGGTGTCAAGAGCTTTCTGTGCGTTGTATCCTTTCTCACAAACACCACGTCCCCAGAAACGAGAAGGTACAATATCCCAAGGGAATGCAACCACAGGACGATCCTGCATCATGTAAGGATTTGCTTCGATCTTTAAAAGTGTTCCACCATTTGCAATCACAACAATTGCTTCTACATATGGTGTATAGTCTTCTAGTTCTTCTTCGGTAGGCTTGTCTTCATCCTCTCCATACAAAGCAGATTCAAACAGATCACGAGGGACAAGTCCATAGTACTTAGTTAATCGAACTTTATCATCACTGTAAACAGTTAAGTCTTGGTCTGGTTCCAGATCAGAATCAGGTGCAGAGCTATCAACAGCTTCATCACGATAGATTCCTTTCTGCTGAGCAGTTTCGATTTGATGTAATGGTACAAACTCATCAATCGCAACACCAAGTGCTTCTTCAATTGAGGTAGCAACAGGGTCAATCAAAAAGTTCTGTGGCATAATAGGACGTAGCTTAACAACAGTCCGTGGAGATTCCATTACCCCTACCGCCGTCATCTCACCATCCATAATCGGTTGAGTAGCAGGACGGAACTC